ATGCTCGACCCTGTGGTTGTGGGAAGTAATCCAAAATACATTGCACACCAAGTTCGTTTGCATTGGCCACCACCACGTCAATGAATGACAGCGCGTTTAAACGGCTTGCTTTTGGTTGGCGTTCTGTCTTGCGATAGGACAGGTCAACAGCTCTGCCAGTTGCGTGAACCGACAAAGCACCTGGCTTGCCGCGCATATCACGCTGACCCCACGACCCGTTGTTCCATAGCGCGCCATTCGAATGATGAATTGCTTGCTTAATCCATTCGTTCATGCCGGCGCGAGGGCCAGCGGATGGGCCGTCAGCGTTGCCGATGTAGTCGCGAGCGTTTAAGACGCCTGCTTTAGCTTTGGCGACTGCCACGACCAAATGCCGAATCTTTAGGGTTGACGTATCGGATTAGTACGGGCACAAGTGCGGCGACTGCTGCTTTAACAAAATCGGCTGGGTCTGCGCTACCTGTTGAATACACCGCAATAACCGCTGCAACAACTGAACGACCGTAAGACGCGAATAGGGCTTTGTCACTTGCTTTCATCTTCTGCTCCTTTGTCCTTTGGTTTAGATTTTAGCCCGTTGCCTGCGACAAGACCTGACAAGGTACCTGTGAGGAATACGCAAAGAGTCGAGAGCAAGTCAATGATCTGGGCATCTGTTGGGGCTTGTTCCATTGGCTGATCTACAAACAAGATGCCGTAGATAAATGCGATGATCGTAAACGCGAAACATGCAGCCATAATGCGACCTACAAAAACAATTAGGCCTGCGTGGTGTTGTTCTGGTGTTTTATTCACAGGCTTGTTTTGTAAAGCATTGGTACGTTGTATTGCTTTTACTAATTGTGCAACCACTACAACCCCACATCACTACGGCTATAAGTAGCGCGTACCCAATGAATGCGCGCCATCGCATTACGACAGTAAAGCGGCTACTTCGTCGGCGGTAAGTCCAAGTTTTTCCATTACCGCAGCCTTTTTAGCGGCTTGTTCTGCGTCCCATGCTGCGTGTGCTGCGTCTTGTGCTTCAAGATCTGGCAATGATGCCGTGTATTCCGCTTCTTCGGCTGGAGTCATTGGACGGTCAAGGCCGTTGTCATTTGTGATGTAGTCGGTCATGCTGTTTTTCCGTATCCGTAAATGGTGTAAGCGCCCGTAATAGTGCCACTTCCCAAAATAATTTGAATCCCGTCGTAAGAGGTTGAGAGTGTGTGGTTTGCAGCGAACAATTGCGAAGTGATGGCCGTGTAAGCGCCGGTGTTGCGATTATTTATAGAGCTCACAAGCGTGGGTTCAGCAACATTGGGTGCATAGATCGTTAGTTCAATTGTGGACCAAAAAGCACCGTTGCTGTCATCGCCGACATACATTGAGGTTTGACCAGTCTCACGGAATGCGCTTGCAGTTGTTGCTGCACCAGCAACTAATTGACTGTTGTAGTTTGCGCCAGTTGCCGATGTGCCAGAAGCGCGCATGCGCAAATAAATGTCGCCCGTGCCACTTGTTTGGTATCGAATAAACATTTTGTAGTTTGTGTAAGCGCTACTGAAAACGCTGTCGGCTTCCACAGTTGTGGCACCTGTAAAAGTTGTTTCGGATTTAACGCAAACAAAGCCGGAACTACCGCCAACGGTTTGCCATGCGGCGCCGTCATAGTATTGGGTTGCGTTTGTGCTTTCTAGGTACGCGTACTGGCCCTCAGCAAGCACCTTTTCGCCCGCACCGCCAAAGCCGGCATCGCGCGCCGTTGAATCCGCAAACACAGGTATGCCCGAGTTGGTCACGTTTAGATCGGCTGCGGTTAAGACCTCGCCAGCGACGTAGGTCGGTACAAAGGTTGTTGCGTTTGCTCCCATAAGTGCTCCTATCCTAAAGCATTTAGCGCATCAAGTACGCCATATATTGCATCGTCCAAAATGAACTCATAAACAACTGTGGTTGGCGCAGTCGAGTACAGCACCCTGTGGCCCGTGCTGAAATCCAAATAATGCTCCACGCCTTCTACAGACAGCTCTTGCGCCAACTGGGTTGTGCCGGCACCGCTCGGGAACGTTTTTTCAATGCTGATTGTGTCGCCAATGTCCACGGTTGCCAGGGTGTCTTTTTGGGCTGTGGTGAGCATCAGGTATTTAGTTGCCACCGAGGTGTAACGCGCTTCAGGTTCTGGGTTGAGCAAGTATTCGGCTGCAGCTTGGATTTCGCCAGCGTCATGCAACAGGCTGTTTGTAATACTTGCTGTTTGAATAAAATAAGTGGCGATAGATGCAGGGTCGGTAGCCGTGTAGGTGTCACCATCTAAGCCCGTCACAACCGATCGGTTGATCACGGAATCCGCTTCAAAACTGATGCCCACGCCATCAAACTTGTATCCTGTGCCGTCGTCATGAAAATCGGCTACAGGGGCGCTCAGCGTGTTGCCAATGCGGTTTTGGAATGTAAACACGCCAGCCCTAGACATAAACACACGCCCAAACTCGGCTGTCTCGTTGATCTGGGTTATGTACCCAAGCGCGCTAGTTCCTGCCGGCACGTTGTATGCAGAATCATGGCCTAGGTTGACGGTGCCTGTGGCGATGTCTCGAGCCATAACAGGGAAATCAACTTCTGGCAGATCAAGCACGGTTTCTATGCGTTCTCCTGATGTTTCTGATGATGGGTTTAGCGCGTCTAAATAGGTTTGGGCTAGTAGGTAGAACTGGTCAGCGCAATACACGGTCACGGTGTCAAGACCGCCAAGCGCAAAGTTGTAGTCGTAATTGACGACATAACCGCTAAACAGCGATTCGGGCACGTTGGTTGAGCTGTATCGAATTAGTCGCACTTCGCGCAATGGGGCAAGCCCAGGCTTTGCTTCGGCGGTGTCGTAATATGGGCTGTTTTGGTCAAACGGGTTAAAAATGCCGTCCACGTCTTGAATCGTAAATGACATTGTGCCAGCGCTGAACTGATCACCCACGTCACGGCGACCGCGACGCACGGTAATAGTCGTTACAGAATCCATTACATCAGCAAATTCGGTTGTACCGTCAAGCACGTATTCGGTGTTGTCAAGCACGCCTTTTAGCGTGTCGTCAAGCACAAACGCGTCAACCTGAAAACCTGTAGCGATCTTGAGGTCATAGTTGCCTGAATCAACAACAGCTGTGCCAGGCATCAGGCGACCTGTAGTTGCAACGGCCCAGCAGACCTCGAGTATGCGCGCAACGCGTTAACCACGCTTTCACCGATCTCTGCGCTTGTGGCAAGTCCGCCTGTGACGTTGATGGTTATTCCGCCACCGTTGCTCATGCGATCTAATGGCACTACGGCTTCTGGGCCTGCTTCACCAATCAGCGCCAAGGTAGGGCTAGACACAATGCCACCTTCGGCAAGTTTTGGAATGTTCATACGGCTCGGTGCTTGGACTGCTGCGCCACCGACGGACGGCAAGTTGACGTAACTGATTGTGTTTATATCTGGCGCAATAGGAATGGCGTTGTAGGCGCGGATAATGCCGTTGACCATCATGATCGCACCGTTAACCACGGTTTCAAATGCGCCGAGGATGCCGTTGATAATTGCGTTGACGCCAGTTCTAAACCACTCAAACTTGTTATAAGCAACCACTAGCGCGGCAACAAGTAAGGCAACGCCGGCAGCGATAAGGCTAAATGGGTTAAGTGCCATAGCAATGTTGGTCGCCACGATCGCAGCTGCAACCAAACCGATTGCGCCAGCAATAGCCAGGAATGCTTTGGGGTTGTCTTGAGCCCATGCAGCGAAACGGTTGAGCACAGGTAGCACAGCCTCAAGTACAGGCAACAGGGCAGCGCCGATTGACTCTTTGGTTTCGCCAATGGAGTTTGACAAGATTTTCATTTTACCTGCAGCGGTTTCAGCGCTTACAGCGGTAGCGCCACCGAACGTACCGCCAAGCACGTCCATGACTTCGTTCAGGCTGGCGCCTTCTTTAATCATTGTTGCCATTTCTGGGGTCAATGATCGGAGCGCCTTAAAGTTGCCCTGGTATGCCTTGGCAAGCGCGTCAGCAACGGTGCTCGAATCCATTTGCAATGCTGTGCTGATGTCCATGACAAGGTTCATGTCTTTCATGGCAAGATCAACATCTTTTGTACCGCGCACCAAAGCCTCAAGGCTCTTGCGATACTCGGTATCCGCAATGCCAGACGCTCGAGACATCGCGCTGATCTGATCTTCAATCTGTGCAGTCTGCGCGGCTCCCGCGCCAGTCACATTCTGCAAAGTAAGCGCTAAAGCCGCCTGCTCCTGCTGATCTTCCATCGCAGCCTTAGTTGCGTCACCAAGCGCCAACGCCAAACCGCCAAGCGCCGCAGCTGCCGGAACCGCCGCTTTTTTAAT